GGTTTAGTAATTTAAGCGAACCGGTTCGGAAACTAGCAAGAGTGGTTTGGACCGATCAGCAATCGTTCCAATTCCCCTTTATTCCGTCCTTTGGCTGGTTCAGCAGGTTTGATGATTTTACTCGCCGCAAACCATCCGTTGTCTGGTCTCAGGCCTTCAGCTTCTATCCATCTCCGATTATTCCATCATTCGGTTGGTTCAATCGATTTGACGATTTTACACGTCAAAAAAGGTCGGTTCTTGGACCGCAATTCTTCAGTTTCTCACCAAGTCCGGTCCAATTGTCTTTTGGTTGGTATGGGAACCTTTCGGAACCGGTTCGCAAAAAACCCAAAGTCTGGGAAGGGATATTCGAGGCCCGTTCCCCGGCCCTAGTTATAATAAACTATCTGGCAAGCATGGACGCCCGAGAACAGAGGGATTTCCTCCTTGCTGTCCTTTATCAGTTCAATCCTCCTCTTAGGGCTTATGTCGATATTATCGAAAATGATCCGAGACATAGAGGCAATTTAGGCATCATTGAACCTGCGGCCGAACCGAGTATAATCGCCTCGATTGTGCCACAATCAGCCTCGGTAACTGAAGGAACGCCAGTCCCAACGGTTGCCGGGGCCCGTGTTGCGATCATAACCGGATAGAGTTAATGGCGATCTCAGTCATCAATCTTGGAACGGCATCCGGCACTGCTGGAGCTACTATAACCATTACCGGAGTAACGGTTCCCTCCGGTTCCTTGATTTATGTTTTATCTTTTGAGAGAAATTCGAGCGGTACTCAAGGCATCATCGACGATGGGACCAATTCATATAATATATCGATTGTTGGTTCTCCTAATGGTAGCGCAGCAAATGGTGTATCTACAAGTTTTTACGCCTTTAATTCGATACAATTAAATAATGCAACTATTACTTATACCAAAGATACCTCTGGTGTTTTTGCCTCTATGGCGGCATTTTACGCCAGCGGCATTCAGACAACATCTGATCCACTTGATACCGTTACCAACATTGCTGTTGGAAACAGCACCACTCCAAATGTCACCACGTTTGGACCGCTGAATGCTACTGGCGAATTAATTGTTGGCAATATTGCTTGGAATGCCGGGACTGGGGACACCTTTACTCAGGATTCCACAAATGGCGCATATGCCACTCCGCCTAATTCCTTAATCAGTTCAGTTGCGGGGATCGGAGGCGGAAATCTTGTAGATTCAGATACCGCCCCAATTACCTATGCGCCTATGCTTAATAATTCGCGCACTTGGGTTAATTTTATTGTCACCTTCCTAGCAATACCGCCGCCGCCGCCAATAAGCGCAACTCTAATAGGAGTCATGAACTACTAATGACTACAAATATCATAAGTGGAAATACAGCCCAATTCGTTGCAGAATTCTTGGATGCCAACGGAGCCATAACTGTGCCTCCGGGTGGGGTATTAAACATTACTTATCCCACGGGTCTTACAACGGCTTCTACGTCCATTACGATGACCCTACAAAACAGCTTCTTTACAGCCACTTGGTCTTCCAGTGTCTCTGATTTGGGCAATGCAACATGGAATATCACGGCCAGCGGTAGCACTAATTCGCAAGCCCAAGGCGACTTAAGGATAATCACACCATGAGTCCCCAAGTAACCAGCGGAACTTTTCTATTCTCACCCAGTTTGGGTGAAGTCGTTCTGAATGCCTTCGCCCGCATAGGCATTAGACGTACTGAGATCGTCCAGACGCATCTGATGGATGCCAGAATGGAGGCCAATCTACTTCTTGCAAAGATGTCAGATATTCAACCGAATCTGTGGACTGTAGACCTTCAGGCGCTTCCACTATTGCAGGGGGCCGGAACCTATACAGTCCCAGCGGAAACCGCGATGATCTTGGATGCTTATATTAGATTTGGCAATCCATCTACAGACCGTTCCATATATCCGATCAGTAGATCGGAATATTCCACCTATCCAAATAAAAGTACTCAGGCTTTTCCGACAATATTCTGGTTCGATAGACTAGTTTCTCCCACGCTTACACTATGGCCTGTACCTGATGGTAATGGTCCTTATACTCTCTTTTACTATCGTGTTCGCCAGATACAGGATGCTGAATACGTAAATGGGCAAAATATAGAAGTGCCATATTTGTGGCTGGATGCCTTCACGGCTGGTTTGGCAGCAAGATTGGCTAGGATTTATGCGCCTTCTTTGGAAGGCCAGCGCAAGATGGACGCTGATGAAGCTTGGGCACTTGCTGCAAAGCAAGATACTGAGAACGTCTACATGATGCTCAATCCCGGGTTAAGCTCTTACTTTAGGTGAAACGATGAATTGGCTTTGGGTAATAATTGGCATTTATCTAGTAGGCTTTGTGGTTATATTCCTGTTCAACATAAACATTGGACCGGTAACTCTTGCACTTTCATTACTTAGAGCATTGTTTTGGCCTATTTGGATAGCCACAGGTTGGCCCTATGGCGAAGTTGGAGGATTTTGAATAAATGCGTCCGCACGGCAGAGCCAGAGCAGATCGGCATAGTCCAAGGGCATGGGCCATCTGTGATAAATGCGGGTTTCTTTACAACAAAAAGGACCTGCAATGGCAGTATGAATGGGCTGGCAATCGCCTTGTGAACCAAAATATGCTGGTTTGTGATACCTGTTACGATACTCCACAGGAACAACTTCGTGTTATCATTTTGCCAGCGGACCCTACACCTATTGTCAATCCTCGTCCTGAGCGCTCGCAGATCAATAATAATCCATTCACGTCGATTGGCGGAAATATAGGAACGATGTCGCAGGCGGCTGGCTTGGCCGCAGCCTTCGATTCCAATTCCAATAAACCATTCTTTTTGTCTTCGGTAAGATACATTTCAACCGCAGGACTAACCAATACAATTGGCAAGAATTGGACCGGACTTGATCCGAATAATCCTACCGTAGGTCTTCTAGCTAGTCGGTTTGTAGTGACCGCACCTAATGATGCTAAATTCGCTGCTGCTGGCGTGGTCGCTTATGCCTTTCAGGGCTCTAATGTGCCTGCTGGATTTACCACACTGGCCAGCGGCAATACGGTTGGAACCATTGGTGAGATCATTGATGTATCAATTACGCCGACCACTACTTATCTCTTTCATCAATTCGTTCTAACTGGAGATGGAATATCCTCGGTATCGGTAGCTCAATTACAAATCTATAGCGCGGGATAAGGATATGGCCAGCGATCTCAACTACACCACTTATGTCAGCCAGATGGCCAATCTAACGGTGATCTCGTCCAATGATGTTAATTTTCAGACCATGTTGCCCGGCATGATCGATTATGCAGAACAACGCATCTATCGTGAGGGAGATTTTCTTGCAACCTACATTACTGACATAAGCACTAATGTTGTGGCCAATCAGAGGACCTTTAATTATCCTACTGGAACTGGCACATTTTTAGTGATTGACCAGATCAATATTTTTACACCTATCGGAACTACTTCTTCTAATGCCACTCGCGTTCCTCTGTCTGTAACGTCAAAGCATTTCATTGATAATGTATATCCAAGTAATTCAAGCGGAACCGGAGTGCCGAAGTTCTTCGCGCCAGCTACAGATACTCGCGCCATCCTTGGGCCAGTCCCAAATCAGGCTTATAATGTAGAAATAATAGGCACTCAGCGTCCAACACCATTATCCACCGGTAATTCCAGTACGTATCTGACGCAATTTTTGCCGGACCTATTCATAGCGGCATCAATGATTTTTGCCTCCGGTTATATGAAAAATTTCTCTGCGCAGGGCGATGATCCTGCCATGGCTGTATCATGGTCAAAGCAATATGATTTATTGTTTTCTTCTGCTAGCATGGAAGAGCAGCGTAAGAAATACGCCTCTCAGGGCTGGCAATCTCAAATTCCAAATCCAATTGCGACACCGCAGCGAGTATAGCCGATGCCGATAACTTCCGTAACGCTTCGGCCCGGTGTTAATACTATGATGACGCCTTCGCAGAACGAAGCAGGCGTATCTCAGGCTAATCTTGTTCGCTATCAGCAAGGCATGATCCAGAAATATGGCGGATGGTCCAAATATTATTCAGTTTCCATCGGATCGACCATAAAGGACCTTTTAGGTTGGCAAGGTTTAACTGGCCATAGTTATCTTGGAATTGGAGCAACACAATCGTTAAGCGTGATTGTGCTTGGAGCCAATACCGATATTACGCCACAGACTATAACTACTAATCCAACTCCCAGCTTTTCAGTAAGCTCCGGTAGTAATGTGGTCACGATCATTGATCCGAATTCTAGCGCTTCCATATTCACTACGATCTATCTGAATACGCCCATCAATGTTGGAGGCGTTGTTCTGAGCGGCGCATATCCAGTTTCTGCCGCCCTTGGTTCCAGTAATTACAGGATTTTATCCAGCGTTGCAGCCAGCGTAACAACTTCCTCCAGTGGTATTCTGCCTATTTTCGATACGACCGCGAATAGCGGATCGATAACAGTCACTCTTCCAAATAATACAGCTCAAGTTATTCAGGGATTATATCAACAGTTTATCGCCCCAACATCGGTTGGCGGACTCACCGTTCAGGGGCCTTATACGGTTCAATCGATAGTAAACTCTACTCAATATACGATAAGCGCATTAGTCCAATCTTCCGCGACTGCGACGGCGACCATGAATAGTAGCCGCGCGCAGATCGTTTATTATTATCATCTCGGGCCACCTGCATTCAGTGGATGGGGTCTTGGTGGATATGGCAATGGCGGATGGGGCACTGGCGTAAGTGTGCCTGCTGGCACGGGCAATCCGATTACAGTCACAGATTGGAGTTTAACCAATTGGGGCGAAACATTAATAGCATGTCCATTTGGTGGGCCTATTTATACATGGTCTGCACTAGATGGATTCCAGAATGCTGGCGTGATTCCCACTGCGCCTTTTTTCAATGGCGGCATATTTGTTTCGCAACCACAGCAAATCTTGGTTGCATGGGCCTCCGTTCAAAGTACTGGGGTTCAAGACCCATTAATTGTGCGTTGGTCCAATGCTTTGGATTTTACCAATTGGACAGTGAGTTCGCAGACATGGGCCGGATCATTCCATATTCCTACTGGATCAATTATCATGGGAGGAATCCAATCGGCGCAACAGGGCATTATCTGGACCGATATCGATTGCTATGTGATGCAAAATGTTGGTCAGCCGATTGTATTTGGCTTTAATCGCGTTGGTTCTGGTTGCGGTCTTGTTGGTCAGCATGCTTGTGGAGTACTAAATGGAAATGTTTATTGGATGGGACCAAATAATTTCTTTGTTCTCGGCAACAATGGCGTTACTCCAATCCCGTGCTCGGTATGGAATTTTATCTTCAATAATATCGATGTCGAAAATATATGGAAAGTTAAATGTGCCGTTAATAGTCTTTTCAATGAAATTAGTTGGTTCTTTCCACAGGCTGGTACTGGTGGCAATACCGAGAATTCCCTTTATGTAAAATGGAACGCCAATGAAAATGAATGGGATTATGGTTCTCTCGGCCGATCCGCTTGGATTGATGTGACGGTTTTGGGCAACCCGATTGGGTCCGATTTAACCGGCCTAATCTATCAGCATGATATTGGTTATAATGCCGGAACCTTGGCAATGGATAGTTCATTCCAGACCGGCTATTGGTCGATCTCTGAAGGCAACGATTTAGCAATTGTCGATTGGATATTGCCGGACATGACCTTTGGGACATTCGGTTCTGGAACAAGCGCCAATCTTAATCTTACATTTTATGCAACGGATTATACTGGAGATACACCTCGTGTTTATGGGCCATTTCCATTTAGTAGTGGAACCGAATATATCAATACCAGAATTCGCGGAAGGTTCATGTCGATGAAAGTCGAAGGCATGGACCTGAATAGTTTCTGGAGAATTGGCAGATTGCGTTATCGTTTTGCTCCGGATGGAAGACGTTAATGGCTTCCCTTAATGACATACTTAGTTCAATACAGAATGGAGTTATTGCGCTCAATAATCTAACCAAACAAATGAGTGGATCGCTACTCAATATATCCAGCCAGATAACAGCAATAAATGGAAGTCTCACTACTATAAACACCCATCTTACGACGATAGACGGTCATTTAACCACAATTGATGGACAGATAGCTGCAATTACTGCCTCATATGTTAGTTCTCTTAATACTAAAACTGGCGCAATATCTCTCAGTATATCCAAACAATTCTTTTCAGCAAACGGAACTTATACTCCAACTACAGGAATGATTTTCTGTATTTTAGAGACTGTAGGAGGAGGCGGCGGCAGTGGAGGAATGGCTAATACGGGTGCCGGTGCTGGGGGTTCTACGGGGGGTGGGGGAGCCGGTTCTTATTCAAGAAAGGTAGCTTCAGCAGGTAGTATTGGAGCATCTCAAACTGTTACAATTGGTGCTGGAGGCGTATTAGGACTTGCTGCTGGTCCGACCGCTGGGGGAAATGGCGGTGATACTTCTGTTGGTACATTGTGTATTGGAAAGGGAGGGCAAGGCGGAGGAGCGGGACCAAATGGCGTTGGAGGCGCAGGCGGAACTCTTGGGACAGGAGATTTAACTACCACTGGACAACCGGGTGGCACTGGAATGAATCAGAGCATCATTACAGTCATTACAAGATGTCCATTTGGCGGATCATCAGTCTGGGGTGGTGGTGGAGTTGAACAGGTAAGCGCTGGTAATGCCGTTGCGGGGGCCAGTGGTACTGGTTATGGATCAGGAGCCGGTGGTTCTGGATCACAGAATGCTGCTGGAGCCGCAAACGGAACCGCTGGTAATGCCGGGGCGGTCCTTATAACCGAATATATCTTGGCTTAGGATTGAGGCAGTGACCAATAATAGCTCATCGCAACAATCAGGAAATAGTGGTAGTTTAACAGATATCCTGACTTCCTTACAGCAGGGGGTTATAGCCATTAATAATTTAACCATCGCAATGAAGACTATCTTTCCAAGTTCGTCATAAGGATATAATCATGCCGTCTCTGATAGGATACACGCCAGATAATGTTCAGCTTGTTTGCCATATAATCAACCTTATGAAGCACAATTTAACTACAGACCAATTAATTGATTTGGTGTAAAAAAATTGTTGAACGAGCAGGAGAATAAATTGCCGTCATCCACGACTAAGCAGGCTAGGGTCATGAGTGCTATTGCACACGGATGGCACCCCAGCGGGCTGGATATACCAGTAAAAGTAGCTCGGGAATTTCACGCGGCTGATGCTGGCCACAAATACGGTAAGGGCATGGATAAGAAGACCAAAGCCTTACGAGCAATCAAACATTATCGTAAGGCTCGGGGTGGCAGTATTGAAGGAGACGGAAAGGACGATGTGTCTTACGGCGGCACTCTTCCACGATCCTTACAGCCTATGACAACGCATATTCCGGATAGTTGGTTGCGGTCTCCAAGATATGCCGATGGAGGAGATATTCCTGATGTTGGAGAACCACTTATTCCAAGCGGAGGACAGTTTTCTCCGGGGACACATCTTGGCAATAAGGCATCTGATATTGGTAGTAAGCTGGCCTATAGCTACATGAAGGCTCCGGTGGAAGCTGCGATGTATCCCGGAATGGCATATCAATCGAAAGAACCAATAACAACAGAACAAATGGTTGGTCCGGCATCCAATATTGCCATGCAGGGATTAGGCAGCGCTGGCGTTAGACCACAAGCAGGAGTTTCCGGTGTCTTTGTTGGACCTTATGGGGCTCAAATGCTTCGTGACGCTGACCGCGCCGCTGGCCGCCCAACCATACCACATCCGGTAGTCGCGGCGGAAATAGCAACAAGAGCCGCTTCTTTGAGGCCTGAGTTCCGGGATATCTACAAAGGTCAAGTACAAGACATGAGAGATGCCGAAGCTCGCGCGGCGATAGAATCTCGTCAAGGAAGTGTAAATCCACCTATATCTGATAGAGATATTTGGGCTCGATCAGGTTGGACCCGTGGCTTTGAGGGAATGGCCAAGAAAGAAATTCCCGATACTGGTGCTAAATTAGTAAGAAGCGAAGTACCTGACGAGCATGGCAATCCTATGTATGAACTAATACATCCGGCAGGGAATTTACATAAAATTTATGATATTCCGCCGATAAAATTTGATCAAAAAATCAAAGAAGGTAACGGATCATTCAATGATGAAAACAATCAAATTATTATTGGCGGCAAGCCAACAAAAGAAAATCTTAAAGATGCCATTGGCACAGCCCTTCATGAATTCCAGCATGCTATACAAAAGAAAGAGGGATTTGCTTATGGGTCCAATCTTCAACAGGCGATTAGAAGGCCAGAATTCGGACAAGAAATATTTCCATCAGAGAATAAGGGCGGCGAAGGCAGAAACTCTGCAACAATAATTACATATGGTCCGCGTCCTTTTCAAAAAGCACCAATCCCTTCATGGCAAGAAAAATTAGCAGACATACAGCGCGCGAGTGGAGGCGATCCTACCTCGGAAGCTAATGCATTTAATCGTGCCGCCTTCTCAACTTATCAACGTACTGCTGGAGAGACAGAGGCAAGAAATGTCTCAAAGAGATGGAAGGAAAATAGTTATCTACAACATCCAGAAGACACAGAAGATATTACACGTGGTCTCCAATATATCGAAGGTAAAATGATGGCTCGAAATAAAGCTGAGATGAAAGCAGGAGGTGGCAAGGTGGGCAATTTCGATCCAGAACGCGGTGCTGCCATTGGCCTTTCCAGACAGGGCATGATCAGATCAGCGGTTCCGGGCCGTACCGATAAACTTAATCTTAATGTACCATCTGGCAGCTACATTATTCCCGCCGATATTCCCAGCGCTCTTGGACAAGGCAATTCTACGGCTGGCGGAGCTATCTTGGACAAGATGTTCAATAAGGGGCCTTATGGTATGGGCCTGCCTCGGGCTAGAGCCGGTTCCAGAGTTGGTAAACGCAAGACTTCACTGTCTGGCTTTGCCAAAGGCGGCGAAGTCGGCCATCCTACTCCGATTATGGCGGCCGGTGGCGAATATACTATTCATCCAGATACAGTAGCCGATCTTGGTAATGGCGATATCGAACTAGGGCATTCGATTCTGGATAGCTTCGTTAAGCAAGTTCGCGCCAAGCACATTAGTACACTTAAGGGATTAAAACCGCCAAAGGGTTCCAAATGAAGACCTGCGAAGACTGCTATCATTTTGTTTTGCTTGGTGAAGGCAAAAACGGCAAGGGTGAAACTGTCGAAGTCGGAAACTGTTTTAGATATCCGCCAGTACGACAAGTATCCGGCGGTAGTGCCTATCCCATTGTAGGCGCAATTGAACGACAATGCGGAGAATTCATTCCTCTTACCAAGAGAAAGATAACCAAATGAATTATGATCAAGCCATTACCGCGACCACGACATATGCGCCAGAACTGATTATTATGCCGCCATTCACGGCGCATCCAGACCTATTCGCAGTCAAGAAGACAGACGATGGAGCGCCATTTTCGATTACATTGCCAGTTTCAATCAATACAACATTATCGTCTTCCGATGCTCTTGCAGCAGAAACCATAATGTTGATTCATTCGCTGAATGAAGCAAGGAAGATACTTCCGTGATTGAAACCGTTACAATGGCAGCAACTCCATATCCAACGGGATTCTTGTGGTGGTTCCGTAATGGAGATTCATGGCACGCCCCGGAGATCAACAATGGAGTTCCTTACTTACCCAACATTCATAGTTCTGTATTGCGTGATTTTCTTTGGTTCTGTCGCAATCCTATTGGGAACTTTATGGGTTTTGTTATTGGGTTTGAAGGGCTCGGTTATGTGGTTAAAGGACCCGCTCCGGTAATGCTGACCACGCTATATGATGCAAATCCACCGCAATACGGATTTAAGTGGTCAATCATTAATGGATGGGCTCCTTTCATTTCATATAGTGGAAAGAGATTCCTTTGGTATTCGGGCTGGAGACCGGCCTCTGGCGGATTTGGCTCCAAATTCAATATTCATATTCCTAAGAGAGTCTAGAGAGAGTCTAGAAAGAGTCTAGAGATGACGACGCCCTCCACTATACGTAAAGCAACGCCATTTGATGCACCAGAGATTTGGCGTCTTTTCCTACAGCTTCACCGGGAAAACGGCCTATTTACGATAGCTCCGTTCAAGGTAACGGAATTCATGGATCGGGCACTCCATTCAGAACGAATACCTTCCTATGATACTGGACCGCGCGCCCAGATAGGCGTTATCGGCCCGCAAGGCAGACTGGAAGCCGTAGTTTTCGTACTTATTGCTCAGTTTTGGTATTCCAGTGAATATCACCTTGAAGAGCTTCTGGTCTATGTAGATCCGGAATGCCGCAAATCCCGTCATGCGATAGCCTGTGTAAGCTGGATGAAATCATTGGCTGATGAATTAAAAATTCCGCTTTTGACCGGTATTATCTCAAAAGAGCGTACCGCAGCAAAAATCAGGCTTTATGATCGTATGTTGCCTCGCATTGGGGCCTTTTATTTCTACCCTCAGACGGATATGGAACTTGTGAAGCCAGAATCTGTAATGGGTGATCCTCCTAAAAGGCTTAAAGTTGCATGATGCGTCCCACAGTGAGACTTAGATTCGTTAAACGGCGCATTGATAAGGATATTTATCGTATCCTCCAGCAACAATGGATAGATGATGATCCTCCAGACGAGGGGGCATCAAGATATGATTGGCGTGATGTACCTACTGAAAATGAGCCCATCTTGCCGTAATATCGCCTTAAAGGTATAAGGGACTTGAGGAATATTCCTTGCCCGTGGGAGGGTCAGGACGTGGATTATCGGCTCCAAGGGCACTAGCACTCAGACACAAGCGCAAAATCAGGTTCAGCAGCAGCTAAATCAAAGCCAAACCCAGCAGCAGCAGAACCAAGCGCAGACCCAGCAGCAACAGCAGCAGGGAACAAGCGCCTATGCCCCAAATGCCCAGATAGGCGCTGCTGGCAATCAAGCGCTCACACAGGCCCAACAGGCGGCTCAATCGCCCTTTCAGCTTCCGATCGCTCCGGTCGCAGGCTTTACCCCTGATCAATTACAGGCCTTCCTACAGACCCAGCAACAGCAGGGGTTGGCACAGCCATATTTCAATCAGGCACAAGGCTTGTTTAATCAAAGTGCGAATCCGATCTCGGCTGGCCAAATCAACCAGTATATGAATCCATACGCTAACCAAGTTCTTGCCAATTTGCAGGAAACTCAGGGTCAGCAAATGCAGGACCTAACCGGTAGGGCCACACAGGCTGCCGGTGGCGTGGGCGCTGATCGTATTGGCGTGGCACAGGGGGAATTGGCCCGACAACAGAATTTAGCCACTGGACAGACCCTTTCCGGTATCTACGGAAACGCTTTAAGTGCTGCCCAGCAGGATGCCCAGCGCCAGCAGGCGGCGGCCTATGGTATCGGTAATCTCGGTGGTGCGGCCCAAAATGCGGCCATGCAAGGCACTCAGGCTCTTTATGGCCAAGGCGCGATTCAGCAGCAATTAGCACAGGCGCAAATGAATGCGCCATACCAGAATACCCTTGCTCAGATCGCTTATCCTTATCAGCAAGCTCAATATCTGGCTAGCATTACTGGTGGTTTGGCTCCGTCTCTGGGCGGAACAACCACGACCAACCAAATGGGAACTGGAACTACTACTGGCACTGGCACTACCACTGGCATGGGAACTACCGCTGGCTACGGCACCAGTATGGGAACCGGTTATGGCACAGCAACGCCTGCTCAACCCTCTATCTGGAGTCAGTTATTTGGAGCTGGTACGGCTGGCCTTGGTACATATGGTGCTCTAAATCAGGCCGGGGCCTTTAATGGGAGCGGGAAAGGCAGTAATGCTGGCACCTATAATTATGGCGATCTTGGCGGTGGTAATTTTCCATCCATCGTTACCAATCAAAATCGCGGCGGCAGGATTAGTTATGAAGATGGCGGAGAAGTTGAGCAATCTTCATCTCCTTATCAAATAAGGACAAATGGCGGTCAGCATGAGGTTATAAATATTAGAACTGGCCAAATCCACTATAGCGGAACTGCATCTGGGGCCGCTAATGCTCAAGCAACCCTAAATTCAAGGCGATTTGATGATGGCGGAGGCGTTGGCGGTGATCCAGCATGGATGACATCTGACCCGACTATTCCAGTGCAATCATTGCATGCATCACAAGTTCAGCATCCGGAACCAAGGCCTCTCAATCTTGATATGAAGCCTATGGCTGTGGCGTCTATGTTGCCTCCGGAGATAAAACCTATTCAGCCAATGACCACTACTACTACTACCGGTGGCTCAGGTTCTAATATTGGAAGCGATCTGGCGAGCGCGGCCAAGTTTGCGACGGCAATCATTCCATTTTTGGCACAGGGCGGTGCGGTCGGAACTACGCCTTATCAGGCTTTCGCTGATGGAGGTGATACATTTGATGATCGTTTCGATACTTCTGGTTTTGGAGAAATGCCACGGTCAGAGGCCATAGCGCATTATCTTAGACAGCCTGCGACTTACTATAAATCTGCTTACGCTGGTCCTGACCCACAATTACTGCCCCAAAATCAGGCCACTTCAGCGGTCCCCACAACTCGTTTTACAGTTAATCCGCAACAACAGAATGTGATTAATCCAAACGAACCCCATCGCCTTCCCAGTGTCAGGGCCGATGGGTCTCCTATCGTGCCTCCCGATCAAATGCGTCCAGATGAAACAAGCGAGGCGGCTGGACCAAAGTCAACCGGTTTAAGAGCGCTATCTCCAGCCGCCGCTGATACAGCAGCGCAAAATTTAGCTGCGATGCAGAATGTTAGATATACCGATCTTCCTTATAAAGATTTGGACTCCAGCACCGATGTTTCTCGTGGCTTTGCAAAAAGCCCATGGCTGGCATTGATTAATGCTGGTGCTGGCATGATGGCCGGAACCTCTCCATTTGCTGGTGTCAATATCGGTAAAGGTCTTCAAGTTGGCACCGAGACACTTGCTAAACAGCGTGAAGCTTCCAGAGAAGAAGAAAGCGTCAATCAGCGCGCTAAGCAACTTGCTTTAACGGCACAGACACATCTGGATTCCCTTACCAAGATAACACCATATCAAGCCGGTCAACTTGAGCAATCTCAATCCACTCTAAAGCTTCAGAAGCTATATGAAAACCCAATTGATGGTACCACTCTTTATATGAATCATGGAACGGGAAAATTGGAGAAATATGGTCCCGCTGGGCAAGTGCCTATTACTCCTACCGATCAGTCTACGGCTGCATCAAAGGGTGCTCAAGTCACTTCTGCTGAGGGAGGAATTGGTGCTTCTCCTGCTTATCAAGGAGAAACGGCTTCTACCTCTATTGCTCCTCCCAATAGTCAAATCATTACGGCCGATCCAAATGCTATGATTTCCAATCCGGTTACGCCATCTCAGGCTGCTGAACGTAATAATGATATTCTTGCTGGATATACCTCCAAACCGGCTGCCGTTGCTGGTAGAGCTGCCTCCAATGTTGAAAGAAAGGATATAAGTAAACTAGCCGCGGGTGCCGATAAATCTCAGTATCGCTTGGCTGAAATGCAACGCGATCTGGATACTATCATGGCCTTTGTTAATAAAAAGCCCAATGGAGCAATGGAAAGAGCCCTTCAACTTGCCATTAAACCCGGTCCCGGAGCCGAAAGCGGTGTCGCTCTTACTAACTTTATGAGCAAATTCGGTGGCGGATTGCCTCCAGAAGTACAGGCAGCAGCCAATA